TGTTGACTCTCTGAAGGGAATAATTTCTCCTGGTGGCGATGAGGCAAGAAATGCCGCAAAACAAATCCAATATAATGAAAATTACTATAAGGATGAACTGGAAACAATCGTTAATGCTCAATTTGGTTCTGGTTCTTGGGATTATGATGAATTTGTTGGAACAATCGTTGATAATATGGTCCATGACTTGATTATTACTGACACCACAGATACAACTACTGCATATACAATTAGTATTGAAACCGTTACAGATTCCTTTATTGTTGGTGAGACTGTAACTTCTAGTGGTGGTGGAACTGCAGTTGTCTTTGAATATGATGAAGATTCTTCTAAGTTATATGTTGGTCCTTTTACTGGAACTGCTTGGATTGCTGGTGATACGTTAACTGGTGGAGAATCTGGTGCTACTGCAACTATTTCTGGCGGTGGAACTGGTTCTGTATTCTTTGATGGTGCTAATGACTATTTGAGAATTCCCTCCGTTAACTCGTCGTTTGCCTTTGGTACTGGTGCGATTACTTTCGAGTGCTGGTTTAGACCAACCACTACAGGAGGTGGACATATTACTGGCTCTACTTCTGATAACTTCAATATTTTCTATGGAACTGGAAATATCGGTTTCTGGGGCGGTTCTGGAACCTTTATGAATTTTGGTGCCAATATTCAAGTAAATACTTGGTATCATGTTGCAATTGTTAGAACTGGAACTGGATTTAATCAAACCTCATTCTACCTGAATGGAAATAGAATTGGTTTTGGCACCTGGCAAACAAATTATGGTGCAATTGAACTGTTACTTGGTCGCCCCAATCTTGGTGGTGGCAATGAGTTGGATGGTTACCTTTCTAACGTTAGAGTCCTCAGAGGTGTCGCATTGTACACTGGTTCTGGATTCCAAGTTCCTACAACACCATTAACTGCAATTTCTGGAACGGCACTCCTTACTTGTCAGGGTGCTTCCTTGACAGATGCTAGCTCTTACAATCATACAATTACTCCAGTCGGTAATGTTGTTGGTGGAACAACCCCATCTCCATTTACCACTTCTGGCGGTGTAAGTTCTTCTTACGATTGGTACAATAATCCTGGTAATGTTAAAGTCCTTAATACTGCTAGAACTATTACTTCTCCAGTCGAAGGTCTGACTTCGACTACCAACATCTTCCCATCTCCAGAAGATTTGAGTTCTAGCGGATGGGGTGGCGGAGGCATTCAAGTTGTTACAGATAATTTGGATGCTCCAGATAATACATTGACCGCAGATAAATTAGTGGCAACTAGTGGAGTTTATGGATTCCATCAATGGTCCAAAGACTTTAATATTGATGCCTACACAACCTTTGATGATACTACAATACGCTTTGACTCTGATACCGATACTTTTGATGCTGGTACTGCTGCGGCAGATGAAAATCGTACTTATACATTCTCTGCTTTTGTAAAGGCAGGAGAATCCAGTCAAATGCGTTTGGAAGTTATTCTTGACCCAGCCATAGGTGGTAAGATTGCATTTATCGATGTCAATCTAAGTACTGGAACTGTAGGAACAACATTTGTTGTTGGTAATATTTCTTCTCCTGATTCTGGTATTATTCCTTATGGTAACGGTTGGTATAGAGTCTATGTTAGTGTTACATTTGGATTTGGTATTTCTGTTATTCAAACTCGTTTCTGGGTTAGAAGTTCTACAGGACAATTTACCTATACTGGTAATGGTAACGATGGTTTATATGCTTGGGGTACTAAATTGAATGTTGGTCTTCTTGACCCATATGCAGCAGTATCTGGTAGAATATTCTACTCTGATACTGATTACAACATCAAGAACTATATTATGGACGGACTTGAGGATTATATGAGCAAGGCGCTCAACAATACTCTTACTTCTCCATCCACTAATGCTGGTTTCTATAAGTTCTATGATTCTACTATTGCTTCTTCTTATACGAAGGAAACAATTGATTCGTTCATTAGATATCAGTTGAACATCATCAGAAATCAATTGGATAATAGCAACTACTACGTTGATATTACTAGCAATAATGCAATTTCTGTTCCAACTAAGACTTATGGTACTCGTGATATTCCAGTAGGAATTGGTGGTGGCATATCTGGTTCTGAATACTTCTACGGACTTCAAAGTGATGTATATGGTGAGGTTGAGAAACTTTCACTTAATGAAGGTAAGATTGTTAAAGTTTATAAGAGATTCCGTATTGATGGTGATATCACTGATGGTCCATTCACAATGAATGAGTCTGTATTTAAACAGGGTTCTCCTTCTGTAACGGGTGTTGTTTATGGATTCTATGAAGATGAAAACTATAAGTATCTCGATGTCGAAATTACTGCTGGTCCATGGGCAATTACAGATACCATCATTGGTTCTTTAAATTCCACTTCAGCACAAATTAGTGCCATTGAGAATCGTATTCACATTATTGATTTGATTGGTAATTTTACTGAGGATATTCCATTCAGAGGATATACTTCTACTGAAACTGCTACACCAACAGGATTCCTGAAGATTGAAGCAGCAGTAACGAGTAATGTAGGTGGAACACTTACAGTTGATACTGAGGGACTTACAGGACAGTTTGAAACAACTAGTGTTGTATATCCAGAAACATCTAGAGAATATCTTGAAGTTTCTAAGTTTGCTGGTCTAGATGTTAAGATTGGAGATAGAATTGCTTCTAACGGATACATTAGACTTGGCGTCACATTTATTAGTGGATTGACTAATTTTACAGTTGGAAATCGTGTTTATAACGTTTCTGGTGGTGTTCAAGATACTAACACATACGGTATTATTACTGGTGTTGATGTTGATAATAACTTTATTTACATTCAGGAATATCAAGGCACTTTCCAAAATGGTGACACCATTGGAGACTATGGACTTGGCGAAAGTTTCCCCGTTGGATATGCTTCAATCTCTACTAAAGTCACCGTGGCGGGTGCAGGTGCAGCAAGAGTACAAGATATTCGCGCCGCTGGTTTAAATACCAGACTCTATATTTCGGATATTGATGGAACATTTGATATTAAAGACTCTATTATTGGTCCAGATAGTTATGAATCGGTTATTGTTTCTAAGGATGAACTGAAAGCGCGTGTTCAACGTGCATTTAGAGGATTTGATGGTGTTCAAACTACATTTGACCTTACGATTGATAATGGTACTTCGTACCTCCCCGACCCTGCAGGTCACCTGTTGATATTTGTCAATGGTATCCTTCAACCTCCTGGCGCAACAAATGCATTCACCGCTTTCTCCAATCAAATTCAATTTACAGAGGCACCCGAACTTGGTGCGTCCTTTACTGGATTCTATGTTGGTAAATTGAGACAACTTGATGATATCTCGTTCGAATTTGATTCGTTGCGCCAGTCCTTTAACTTGAAGCGTAATGATGTATTCTATTCCTTGACTCTCACAGATGGTGTACAATCCAGCACTATTAGACCCGAGAACAATATTATCGTTTCTCTTAATGGTGTTATTCAGGAACCTGGTGTTGCGTTTGAGATTGTCGGTTCGAGAATCATTTTCTCTGAAATTCCTCGCGTAGGTTCCACATTTGTTGCGTTCTCTTATGTTGGTTCTGAGGCAGACGTTGATGCTGCTGAAGTCATTCCACCAATTGAACCAGGCGATTTCATCGCAATTCAGGGTGAAACTGAAGACCGCGAGGTTGCAGTTATCGAATCGTCAAACTCTCTTATTACGTTCGACTATCTCGGTTCTGTATTTGGTCAAAACGCTGCAGCATCTGCAGTCCTTACTAGTGGATTCATTGATGACGTACAAGTTACAGCTGGTGGATCTGGATATACTTCTAGACCAACGGTTAGACTTGACTCTATTTCTGGTTTTGATGGAAACATCAAAGCTCTGGTTGGCGTTGCTGGTATTGAAATTTCCAATGCTGGTACTGGATATGAAAATCCAAATGTTGTAGTTGAGACAAGTGTTCCTGATGATTGGACAGCACCCAATCTTGCTGATTATGGTGAAGAGTTAATTGACCCAGAAATAGTTTCCTAAATTAATCGAATAAATAACTAAAAATCGTAGCAACTAATGGCTAAGCAAACACTAGGTCTTGGTGCCGCCGCTAATGATAACACAGGTGATACCCTTCGTACTGGCGGTGACAAGATTAATGACAACTTTAATGAGGTCTATGGAGCCATTGGTAATGGTTCAAACCTACAGATTAGTGTGTCAAATCCTGCTGTAGGACAAGTCCTCCGTTATAATGGAAGTACATTTTTACCTTCTGATTATAGTTTATTGACATCTGCTTTAGATGTCAATGGCAATTCTATTATTTCTACTTCAAATGGAAATATTAATGTTGCTCCTAATGGAACTGGGGATATTAACCTTTCTGCGGGTAGCGTAACTTCTACTTTTGATGGTGCTACGGGAACAATTGATTTTCCAACGAGAGTTTCTTATAAAAATGAATACTCTTCGGTTGGTGTTGCTCCTTCTGCAGCATCTTATCCTGGATTCTTTTTCACCGTAGATGGTGATGACAATCCATATGTGAACATGAATATTACCGCTGGTGGTGTTGGTGATACTAGAGTTGCTCTTTTAACTGAATACACTGGAATTGGTGATTTATCTAACGTAGACTTAACTACTAATGCACCAACAGTAAATCAAATTTTGAAGTGGGATGGAACTAATTGGATTCCTGGTGATGATGCCGCTGGTGCTGGTGAACAAAACATCTTTGCTACAATTGCTGCAGATACAGGTAGTACTACCGCAAATAGTTCTTCCGATACGTTTACAATTACTGGTGGCACCAACATTTCAACTTCTATCACTGGTGATGTAGTCACAATTGATTTTGATGGAACTTTAACTACTACATTTGCCGCTTTAACGGATACTAATGTTTCTGGTATCTCTCAAGGAGATTCTTTGTACTGGAATGGAACTTCATGGGTAGTTACCAGAAGCCCAATTACATGGTGGGAATTGGGAGCTAATGGAAGTACAGACTATACATTTAATGGTCCTGGATTTGCTGCTGCAACAAACGATCCAACGTTGTATGTGTATAGAGGATTTACTTATGCATTTGACAATAGTGCAAATGGTGC